TAACTCATAGTTTACAACATAGTCAGGAGCGCCAGTGCTGCTATGCTTCAGTTTCTTTAGCGAAGAGATAACACCAGTGTTAAAGTTAATAAGTGCCGCATAATATGTGTATCTAGTTCCGCCACCAACACCACCTTGAGCACTAATGAATGATGTAGAGTTGTCAATTGTTCCTGCCCAAGTGCTATACGTGGTAGTTCCTGCAGAATCTTTATCATATTGAGCGATATCTTTGGTATTAATACCAAAGATTTTAATGTCCTGTCCAGGTAAGAAAGTTCTTGCGTCAGAAAGAGTTACAGTTAATCTTCCACCAGTTCCAGTCCCTCTGGATACAATATCATATAAAGTTCCATCTCCAGAAACATTGAATGATGCCAGGTTGTTAAGATCACCACTGTTGAGAGTAAAGTATTCAAATCCATTACCAGTTGCATTAACTCGTAACAACTGTTCTGGGAATCCAAGTTGACTTAATCCAGTACCACCTTTTTGTGGAGTGATAATTGGAAGATCTGCTGCTTGAATATTATTATATCCATTTGCTCTGATTGGACCATCGATGTCCAATGTTGTAGTTGGAGCATCATTGTTTATACCAACCTTAATGGTGCCATTGTCATTCTTAACTGTAATACCATCACTATCACCAACAACTACATTTAAGTTAGGTGTAGTTCCACCGACTAAGAAGGTATTGTCAGTTGTTCTAAATCTTAGGATATCATCATATTCTGTAGCGGCATTAATTTTAATTACTCTGTTAGTAAATTTAACGCCCTCAGTAGGAGAAAATCCAACTTGATGAGCACCACCTACAGTAATATCTAAAGATTCTGGAGTATCTACTCTGTATAAACCAGTGGTTCCAGTTGGATTGAAGTATAATGAAGGATTAGCAGTGGTTCCATCCGAAACCTGAACATATGGAGAATCTAATTTATGAGTTCCTCCAATTGTAATATCACCATCCGAAACGGAAACATTACCAGTTAAAATACTAAGGATCGTTGATGTATTATTCTGACCCTGAAGAGTAATAGATCCATCATTTGCAGGATTAGCATTAAAGTATGCCGTTCCTGCAGGACCAGATTTAATAACTACATTGGATTGAAATGTAATTGATTGAGTGGCGGTATCTGACTGGTTAGAATCAAGATATGCCTTATCAAACTTTCCCTCCTGAATTGTAGCATCCTTAATAACATTGGATGTAATTCTAGTTAGTGCCATTTCGTGATATTTTCCCTATGATTTATTTATTTTAATTGGCAAGACAACGAATATCAATTCTAGTGTCTGTAGATAATGTACTCTTGAAGTATAATCTTGTGCCATCAAAATAGTAATCAATGTATGGTGCTTGTAAGACACCATTAATAAACACTACAAGAGAATTAGTATTAAAGTTATCAAGGTCAGATCCAGTACCCCATAATGCAAATCCTTGAAGGTCAGTGTTTGTTCTAAATCCATAAGATTCAGTTCTCTGACCAGTTACAGTTGCTCCACTGTAAACATCGAACGTAGCACTAACTGCAGGAGAAACAACCTCAATAGCAACTTCTCTGTTTGCGTTGTTGCTGCTTCCTTTCACTGTTAAGTTATATGCAAATGCTCTCTGTGCAATGCCATACGATGATCCTTCTTTAATAAAGACATTACCATCTTTATCAACATTAAATACCGAAGTTCCTGTTGGATCAAGGAAATCAATATATTTACCAACGCCAATATTGTTAGTTAACTTAATCTCAATTGGTTTGTAATCAACGCCAACTGAAGACCAATCTTGTTCGATATACAATCTGGTCTCTTTAGATCCACTATTTGAAACAATGGAATCAGTTGCAGAATTACCAATGTCAAGATGACCACCAATTCTCTGTCTGGTTGTTACATCCAGATCATAATTTACGTTAACAGATGTTTGACTAAAAATATCAACGAGATCATTACCAACATTTAAGACATAGTTATTAGAGTTATCCTTGTATGCATGAACTTTTTCAGTTCCAATTAATCCAAAGGTTCTCCATTCTTGCTGGTCAGTATATACCCAACCAGTATTTCCACCTTCAACTGGGTTTACATTAAAAGTATAATCACCAACATTGCCAAGAGCAGGTGCCTGATCATTTGCCAGAAGTTTTGATAATTGACCAGATGGATTTCTTAATTGAACATTACTGAAAAGATTATCACCTTCTGCAGTAAGAGTATTTAAGAAGTTGATTGGGGATTGGAATGAAGATGCGATTCTATTTCCAGTACCACCAAGAACAGTAATGCCATCCCTAACTGTAAGAGTTTGAAGTTCAGTAATTTCATTCTCCTGAGTTTTACCAGTAACAGCGTTAATAACGGTGTTACCAATATAAAGATCACCATTAGAGTTTAAACCAGAGTAGAATGCAATACCACCTTGCTCTTTAAGTGATTGAGAATACTTCTGCTCTTCCCTAGAAAGAACTTTGGTTTGTTTGATGGGGAAACCAGTAGAGTAGTTACCAGGACCGAAACCAACATATTCAAATGTGTGGTTACCAGATCTAATAGTAGATGGTCTACGGAGTTCTACTTTGATTACATCTCCAGGTCTAGTTGGATTAAGGTCGATCTTTCTAATTTCACCATCCCCAATTCCATCTGTAAGTTCAACTTCTACTGTTTGATGAGTTCCATCTAAATTATTTAAGTTACGTTCATGGTAAATTCTAGTTGATGAAGTTTCTTTACCTTCCCATCTCCACTCAATCTCATTATTAAGATATTCATCGAGGAAATGTCCAATAGATTCTTTAGTAATGCTGTTAGAAATATCTAAAGGATCATTAGGACTAGAAGATAATCCACTGGTTGTCTTAACGTTACCAATCAGGACTGGATCAGCAATACTCTTAGCAACGACTGGATCGCTAACAATATTATCAACATCAATTTCTGGATATAAGTGATCAGTATTTTGACTGAACTTAAATGTATTTCCAGGAAGGACTGCTTGCGATACTGGAACCGATCCTTTGAGAACCGTCAGATAATATACCCCTTCAACTTCTACAGAACTTGCTTCATCATAAGAATAAGGAACAATTTCTTCTACATCATAAATGTAGTATACATCATTATATTGATGACCAGATACTCTAGAATAAGTAGCACTAGGTTCGGTTCTGGTTACACTAGTAAGATTACCTGGAGAAGCATCAGTACCTACAGCAACCCTGACAATATCAAGTAACGTATATGCAGCGTCTCTAACATTAGTACATCCACCAGGAACAACAATCAACTGCTCTTCGTTAGAAATTGTAACTTGAGTTCTATCAAGGTTAATAATAGAACCAGTTACAGTAGTGTTGTTGATGACACTCTCAACCATTGGTTTGAGATATGTTTCAATCATCGTATTAGTTTCAGTTCTCTCTGAATTAGGGAGATTGCTGGTTCCACTTACATAATATGCAGCAGCATCATATACTTCATCATTTCCACCGTATCTTGTATTATATGCAACTGCCTCAATAATATTAATCAAGTCATCAATACATCTCTGATCTCCACCTGTAATTGAGAATGAAGGATTGGCATTCTTAAATCTTGCTACTGTCTCCTCTGCAAGGAAATATTTGTTAAGAAGAAGTAAATTAGCACCATCAGTGAATCTATCTCCTACACCAGAAATATCATCTCCCTTCTTAACTTGAAGTACATAACCAGATTGTGGGAATGATGGACTATTGAGTCCCTCACGTCTTGCTACATAACGCAATCTATAAAGTTTATCGTCTTGAATTCTTTCATCAACGATTCTTTTAACGTATGTACTTGGAGTGGTGGTAATTCCAGCTGGTCCATATTTGGTAGTATTGCTAGTTAAGATACCATAAATGTCATTATTCAGTGCAGATACACTCACATACCAATTATTCTCAGCAAAATCAAATCCAAATACGTTTCCGTTTTGTGCTTTTTGAATTTTAGCAGAATACTCTTGAGTTACAGTTTGGGCACTTGCATAAAGAGGAACAAAAACTTTATCCTCAGCAGGTGATCCATCTTTGTTCAGTTGCCTTTGTCCAACTCTATATGCACCTGCAGTGGATGCTAATGTTCCACCAACGGTAAAATCAAGAGGCAACCCGTTACCAGTAGAAGGAATAATAACCTGCTGTCCAGGTTGTAATGTTCCAATATCATTATTGACAAATCCAGTAATTGCTGTCACAGCACCATTTTGTACTGTAACATTAATATTAATGCCTTGACCAGCATATTCTTCAGGAACAGTTAACTGAGTTCCCGAAAAATCAGTTCCGCCTGAATTAATAGTTGCCAGTTCATCTCTATCCTTCAGATACAGTTTAGTATTGTCTCCTTGAGTAAGTACAACATCTAAACTTTCCCAATAGATACTGGTTTCACCAGATTCAATAGAACGTGGTGGAATAATGTGAGTAATTTCACCTAAAGAATCTTTAACGAATGATCTATCACTAAATCCAATAGATCTAATGGCATTTGCACCAAAGTTAGAGTTAGAGTTGGTGATAGACATATCACCACCATCTTCAGCAATAAAGTGGTCAGCAAAACCAACTGCGAAAACAGATACCGCCTGAATTACCGCACGATTAGATGCTTTAACGTGATAACTTCTTTGAAGTGGAGAATATACTGCATTGATATCAGTATGATAAGCTGTTCCAGGTACGTTTTGATATATTCCAGCGCCAGAATCATATTTAACAAAAGCAGAGTCATCTTTCTGCAGAGAGATACCAGTATATTGAGCAACAACCATGGATTTGAATCCAGTAGCACGCGATCCATCTGCGTGCATACCACAGATTCCATAAGTTGAACGAAGAGATACGTTAAAGATATATGGTGATGCAGATTCTACAGTATCAATTTCTACATTAACCTGTGCTGTAGGATTAGTATATTCAACCTGAACTCCATCTGTGTTTGGATCCAGATCAAGGGCACTCTCAAGTGCATTAAGGTCAGTTTCATCAGTTGCTGAAAGTACAAAGGTAAATTCACTTCTACTATTGACTGAAGATACTTTCTTTTCACCAACATAATATGAATTTCTGCTGCCGCTTACAACAGTTCCTTCAATACTAACAAAGTTACCAGCAGTAAGATTTAACTCTTGAGTAAGGGTGACAGTAATAACGTTTCTATTTCTACTTACTTTCTGTACAGCAACAGGATCAGCAAGAGCACCTACAATTCGGTTTTCTTGAATCTTAGGTTCAATCTTCTGTGGAAGGATGATAGAGATTGCATCTGATACCTTTCTGTAGAAGTTGTACAGATCATGTAAAGATGCATATTCAAATACAGTCAGTTTGGTATGAGAAAACTGTGGTGGAACAATATCACCAGAGGTCCACTCTTTTGGTTCTACTGCACCACCACTATAAACTCCGCTTTCTACACCATCAAAAATACTAAACTGCCAGAAGTAACATCCACCAGTAATACGGAAGACAGCAGTTCTGCTGTTGTCATCCTCATATGGAAGATTTACTGTAACACCAGATCCGCTGTCGTTTACTCCATATGCGTGTGGTTTAGATAATGTAGCAATAATATCACCAGTAGAACTATCCAGTTGAATACTGGTAATGGTAGTAGCTGCCTGAATCTTTGTTACGCCATTATCAACTACAGCATTTTCAAATACAGAACTTGCTACAAGGTCTCTAATATCTCCAGCATCACCACCTGTTACAGAAGTAATGGTAAGTTGATTTGGTGTTGATGAATCTGCATTATATCCAATCGTAAGTTCAGATGCTGCAGAATTTTGACCACCAGCAGGAACATACTTAGGTCTAATCTTGGTCTTTCTAAGATCTAGACCAATGATAGAAGTACCTCTAGGGATGATCAGTCCACCTCTATGAGAGTTTGTTACCTTATAAAGATCAGCATACTGCTTTGTAGTATCACTCCATCCATAATCACCTGCTTGAGGAGTTGCTTGAAAAGCAGATAATGTTGCAGCATAACCTGCACCAGATTGAACGTATGGGTATACGCCAGGACGGTTATCTACAATGTGATCCCCAGGATACAGTAAAATTGTAAACTGATCGAACTTATCATCAGCACTGCCAGCACTAACATACGAATATCTTGCTACTTCAAGAACAGCACGGGCAATTGTTTTGAATGGTCTCAGTGGAGAGTTACCTTTATTATCAATAGCATCGGTTGCATCAAAATCATCTGGATTAACGTAGATGATTCTTCCTTCAACAGATGAAATGATGTTCTGAAGACGTGTTAATGCCATTAAATTATCCTGTTATGACACGATTTTATTCCTTGATTTATTTATAATCATCAAAAATCTGCTTTGGGTACATCAACCTCTGCCGCTGGTTTGACGACTTGCTTTCTTACTTTCTTCAGTTTTTTCAACTCAGATTTAATCAGTTGGTAAGCAGTTTCAGAGTCAAGTTTATTTCCCATTTCCATGGCAATAATTACATCAATTCTTGTGCCAAAATGCATTAATGCTCTTTCAAAGCAATCTAAATCATCGTACATTTTCTTTAATAGTATTTACACTATCTATGTAAGTATTGTAGGGAACCATCATTGCAGTGTTTGTTCCATTGGTTATACCAATAATTTCCCCATTCTCAACACGGGAGATAAGAGTATCCCAGTTTTGTTGCCAGTGCTCTACAGTGTAAATTTCCATGATGATAAAGTATAAACTCCTCCGCCTGGATTCGAACCAGGGACCAATCGATTAACAGTCGATAGCTCTACCGCTGAGCTACAGAGGAATGAAGGGTAGCAGCATTCTGGTTTATCTTTCCAGCGCGAACCACCCATGGAGAATAGGGGAGTCGAACCCCTTACCTCCTGCGTGCAAAGCAGGCGCTCTACCAAATGAGCTAATTCCCCAGTGACCCCTCTGTTTGAGCATCATCTGGTGTCCCAGGATAGGCTTGAGGGGTGTTAGTGATGGGACAAGCGTGATATACCTCATAAGGATATAACAGAGGCTTGCCCTCGTTTGGGAAGTGTTAGAGGACTTCCCAGCAGGGGTGATCAAATCCCTGACCTAGAGAAACCCCTAGGATTTAGTTGGCGTCTTTCTAGGCTATCTGCCTAGCGACTACCAAAGCCACATGTCGGACTTGAACCGACGACCTACGGTTTACAAAACCGTTGCTCTATCCAGCTGAGCTAAAGTGGCGATTGTTTTTCTTGTTTGCAAAGTTGGAAGTACATCTTATAATACCTTTTTTTCATAAGGTCGATGACTTCCATTTCTTCTTGGAAACCCATATATTTGAGAAGTTGGTATGACCCCTCAAGTTCACTTAACAATCTTAAGACATTGATAGATGTTACTTCAAGTCCACCAAAGGTGTATTTGCTCATGGGGGTAATTCAGAATACTTGTCAAGTTCAACTGGGAAAAGAAGAGGATGCAACTCTTCCATTATAAGGTACTCACTGTTTCGTGTCAACTCTTCAATTGTAAGGACTGGTTCGTTAGCGGCAATTGCCTGAACCATTGGGTCCATGAGTTCTTCATCACTAATGTCATCATAAACGAACTCAAGAGAATTTATACTGTAGACAAGTACAATCCCAACAGTATCTACGAATCTGTATTCTGATCGTACTTGGTACTCCATATAAACCTCTAAGTAGGAACGGGGGGACTTGAACCCCCACGGTATATATTACCAGCGGATTTTAAGTCCGATGCGTCTACCAATTCCGCCACATTCCCAGAAAAGTCGGCAATGCCGACTGGAGGTTAATAATCGAACTGAATTTCAGTTCGTTCAGAATTGAGCATACACAAATCAAAAACCCTTTGGAATTGATCTGGAGTTTCACACTCTACCGTCAACTCATTGCCATCATCAGAGAAAATATGAAATGACCTAGAAGGGATACTAATAACAACTTTGGAAACGAGTTCATCAATCATAGTAGAGTGCTCAACTGAACAATGTAATAGTAGCACAGATGACTAGGTTTGTCAAGCCCCCCTCAGTTGAGGTAGACACCTGTTAAACAGTCCACATCGAGATACGGACCTCCAGCAAACAACTGCATGACACCAAGTTGTGCAGTGGAATACGAGTTACCCAACATAACATAGTTGTCGTAGGCACCATTCAGCAAAGTAATAGAGAATGATGCTTCAACTGGACTTAATGGACCTTGAGGAACACCTGTAGGAGTTCCAGTTACCCTCATACCCGTTACCGTGTAATCAACGTAACCTCCAACAGTGTACTCCAAGTTGCTCATGGTGTCAACCCTCATGTGTCCAAGAGCATACAGTTCCATGTCCCCCTGACTAGAAATCTTAAGAGATCCACCAGTAGAGGTTTGTTCAATAATATATGTTCCCGCAAAGGAATCTCTCATGATACCACCCTCTTTCAATTCTCTGGCGATATTAGTTCCTTTAGTAACACTCTTATGAACATCCATAATATATGTACCAGAGCACTTAATTCCACCCTCTGCCATAATAGTATTGTACTTATCACCAACAGTAAGTTGATAAGTACCATCTACTTTGTCGTATCTGTCTCCACGTACATGACAATGCATATCACCTTCAACATCCATACGAATGTCACCAGCAACATTAATATTCAATCTATGATTTAGATCTGGATTTTCCTTATCAATTTTACTGCCACATTTGATGTTGACATTTTCTTGTGCGAAAACATTTACATCCTTTGTAGTGGAATGTACATGGATTGTACCATCTGGGAAAATTTTAACATAGGCACCAGTAAGTCCATGCCTAATGTTAATTACTTCTACACCCTCAACATCAGAACGTTCAATTACATGCCCTACTGCTGTTGAAGATATTCTAGAGTATGGATACACCCGTTTTTCACTGGGATCATCCTCTTTTAGTTTCTTTAGTGCTGCTTTTGTTTTATCATCTGCCATAATTATTCTCCTGGGTGACCCACACAATCAATAATATGTTGATAGCGATCATAGACATCGCTAAGATACAGTTTAGCATCTTTTCTTGCAATATACCTTAATGAAGGTTTGATAATTGCTCTTCTTGAGTTAGCAACACCAACACTTCCTTCATTACAACCAAGATAAATCTTAGGCATTTTTGTAAACCCAAATCCTTCCTTAACAACTTCAATGGATAATAATCTTCCATTGACAATATTTGGTTTTAATTCTGGAAGAACCACTTCTGCTTGTTCATCCGATGCAGGTTCGATAATGACTCCACAGGATTCATCTAGATTCTCACCAGCATTCAAAACTACTGGTGGGTTGTTTGTAGTAATAATACCTAACCATGTTGGGTTTTCAGTGAACACACCAAAAACTTTATCATAATCTGGATTACCATCATCATCAGTTGGAACTTCGGTGTTGGTTACAGATCCATCAAAATAAGGATATCCACCTCCACCGTTAATAACGATAACATCAGTCAATTTGCAATTGTTAACAATTGCTTTTAATCTTGCGTTTCTTCCATATCCAGCGTATGGAGTTACAGCAACTCTTGGTTCTCTACAAATACCTGGAACATTTCCTCCAGGATTAGTAATAACTACTCCAACAATAACTCCACTGCCACTAACAGCAGGGATTGCCCTAGGTCTATCATCACCCTGACCTTTACCATGTCCAGTAAAATGAATGGTTGGGAATGCAGGAATACGCTCTCTATTTGCTCTAGAGCAATCAAGAGTGCCGCTGACTACCTTACCATCAGGACCAATAATAGAACCACCGTTTAAACTACTGAAGAAAGAATCTTCACCATACAATCCAACGTTCAAATCATCTGGAAGACCACTAAAGGTTTCCATACGATTAAATAATGTCTCAATTGCATTGTCTGGTTTGTCTCCTTCTTTGGTGGAGAACTCACCAGTACCAAGGAAGCAGGAGAGGTTACCATCACAGAACTGTGCAATGAGTGCTCCAAGTTTTGCAACAAGAGAACCACCAAAATCACCAGCAACTTGAATGATCGAAACTGCATTCTTAATCATATCCAATGCAGTTTCAATTGCACCAGTAATTTCATTAACAATACCTTGGATAATATCACTAATTACACAGAGAGCAGCATTTAAAAGATTTTCAAGTAAACCAGAAACAATATCAAAAAGAAACTCAAGTAGTTTTTCAAATACTGTTTTAAATATACATTTAATAATCTCCCAAATAGTGTCCATCACCTTAGTAGTTGCCCAGATAACTTCTGGTTTCTTTTGAGGTGCTAATGTAAGGGCATCAGTTACTGGTTTAAGAATAAACTTTTCAAAATACTTTCTAAGTTCATCTAAGATTAACTGCTTTACACTACCTAACAATCCTTGAGCAACTGCACCAAGACGTGAAGTATATGTTGAGATAATTTCTAAAGAACTAGTAATATTACCAGTTGTTTTATCTACTAATGTAGATCCAAAATTCTCATTCCGTTCTGCATACTTAAACAAATCATTTAAAATTCTAGCGATGTCAGATTCTGGTCTAGGACCACATTTTGCATTGGCGACAGAGAGAGTTTGCTCTTCATCCTTAGATTGCCTTTCATCATTCTTACTTGCTTGACCTACATTACTACCTCTATTTGATGGTCCATGTTTTGCTTGACCATCTGCAGGTAAGTTATTCTGAATGGTCTCTGGACGATATGGTTCGAAATCATTGGATAGACCAGTTTGTCCTGGTTGATTTGCATAGTTTTGATTCTTCTTTTCAATAATACCCAATGCACCCATAACTATAGGTTGCTGAGCACTTTCTCCATCCAAAAATGTACCAAGAACCCAAGTTCCATTTAATAATCCATGGGTAGCACCAGAACCCCTTCTGCTGGGAGTTTCTGTAGTAGGCATCATCACATGTGCCCATGGCAATTCTTCAGGTTTAAGTTTACCACGTTCACGTTCGTGGTATCCCATAATCCTGACTTTGACTCTATTTGCCTCAGAGTAATCTACTAACTCTTCACCGATAATGTCAACATGACCATCACCTTCAACTTGTCCTATCCATAATCGATTACCCTGAGCACCAATCCAATGATTAGATTCTAACGTTTGCATTAATCTTCGTAAATTCTACATTCTGCTGCGTCTGGATTAGCGTCACAAAATAATTCTAAAGGTGTTGGATCATAAGTTTCGTTTGGATGGTTTTCATGATACGCTTCTAACTGTTCAAGCTCGTCTTCAATGTGACGACGACGTTGGGGTGAAAGTTGCGGATTAGATAGTTCTTCCCTATCTGCTTCAATATGCTGTTCGATGTTTTCCATATTATGCTCCGAATGAATCTCTTACTAATGTTAAGTTTGTTTTTAAAGTTGCCTCGGGATATGCGCCTGAGTAAATATGCCGTATACTACTTATAACATATTTACCACTATAAGTTTTATCTATTTTGCCATCGGCATCAGTAAACTCAATGTATACTACATTACCAGCACGTAAAGATAAATTTCCATAAACTTGACCAACTAAAACCTGACTGGTAAATACACCAAATCTAGAAACAGATTGTACAATCGTCTCCTTCATGTACATCTTATTTTTAGTTTTATCTTGATTTCCAGATTCTAAGAACAAATCATCATTATATGATATTGTCATGTTTCTCGTTGGAGATTTAGACAATACTTTTTTATATAGGTCAGGCAAGTCATCCTGCTTACCTAACTTTTGCCACTTTTTATAGTTATCTGCAATGTTATATTCTGCAGTATAAACCTCCATATTGACCAAATCTAAGAAGTCAACTTTACCTGAATAGAATCCTTTATCAAAGTTTTCAATTAAATCCAAATTCCTTACGAACTTAGGGTTTTTAAAGGAAGAAACTTCATCAACTCCTCCCTGTGTAGTTCCAGTTGTAAATCTGGCAACTTCTGTCGTTTGTTCGGCAAGAGAGTCAATGGAAACGAAATTGTACTTGTCATAATCCTCAAAGAAGAAATAACCTGCACTCACATCAGATCCACCACTCTTGGTGCTTTTAGAACTCTTACCGATATATTTGTTCCTTGCCCAAACCAATACTTCATATGGTTTTGAATTGGGAGGAACAAAGGTTAGAGTATTCATACTACCAGTAACATTTGTGGGTTTTTTAGACCCCAATTCTCCATTGATAACATCACCCAACAACGCATCACTCTTGACTGACTTGTATTGTTTTGATACTCGTTTCAGGTGATTGTTGATGGCATCTAACCTGCACAATTCTAGCACAAAGATCTTACCAGTGTCAACCACCTCTTTATCGTGGATCTCATAAACGTACAAAGGACCATTAGCAGATCCACCCGTAAATTCATACTTTACATTATTTGTTTTATCCTCTACAACTAACTCAATCTGTTCCAGACCAATCATACCCTGAGACAGAGAACTTGTAGTATCAACTATCTTCATAGTTACAGTAATATATTTCTGAAGGATACCTTCTGAATATTCAAAAGATAGAATACTTCCTCTATCAATAGAGAACTTTTTACCACTATGCAACTTTACAGATGCTTTCTTTATCTCAAAATTATTGACTAGTAATGGTTGATTCATTATTATAATCCTGGTTGACTTGCTTTGTTTTTAGAAGATTCCGAAGAAGATGAGGAATTGTTACTACTATTTAATTTAAATATATCCATCATCATTGACGCTGCTGCTGGAACAGCAGTTACTGGACTTGTCATTAATGATGCTTTTTGAGCGAGACCAAGTGTTTCCACTACCTGATCTTGGAATGTTTTTCCCTTTTCAATTGGTGGTTTTTGTGCAGGTGGTTTTAATGCATCATCACCAGATGGTGGTGGTGCTGGTGGAACCTCATTTTTATCTTTCTCAAGTGCTTTTAATGTCTTATCCCAACTTGTTAATGATTTATTCGTACCCACATTATCATAGAATCCTCTACCAGATGCATCTGTTGGAAGTGCTGCCCACTCCATAGAAAGATTCTTAGCAAAATCCTCTTTGCTCATCTTTCCAGATTTGAAATCTTGATATCCCCTTCTATCTAAAAGCATCTGGAAGATCTGATCTTGCCCTGCTTGATCAAACTTAAATGTTGTTGGATCAATACCTCTCGCTTTGAGCATATCCTTTGCTGATGCCATTTGAATCTGATAGCGACCCATAGCAAACTTATCACCCTTTTCAGCAGATAACTGGGCAATTGTTTTATCTAAAATACTTGCATCTTTAGCACCACCAACTAATTTGGTGTAATCATTTCCAGATTCTAATCCACCAATAAAACTCTTTAAATCATCACCACCAGCGGAACTACCACCGCCTCCAGCGCCACCTCCGCCACCGCCGCCAGCACTGTTGCCATTCTTATTATCTCCACCACCAAACATTCCCATAATAGCATCAAAGATATTCTTCTCTGCACCCAGTTCAACTCTAAAATTAGGTATACCTGCCGCTTTAGCAATTCCGCCAAACATATTGTTGATAAATTCTTTTGCTGGTCCTGGAATTAATGGAGCAAATGGACTAAGGATTTTGTTAGCAAGAGACAGTAATGTAATCGCACCTGCTTTTTGAGGTAACGTCACAACATCTAATAATGGTTTAGTTAATTTCTTAACTGCTGGATTTTGCGTTTCTGATTTTTGAATAGGAGCAAGTGGTTTCTTGTCTCCCTTGAAAAACTCACCACCAGTTGCTGCTGCCTTAAGAGGTAATGCTGGACCTTTGTAGTCATAATCACCAGGGATGCTGGTATCTGGTAGAGGGGTAGGCGCAGGTGCCTCTGGAGCGGGTGCAGGTGCCTCTGCAGGTGCCTCTGGAGCGGGTGCAGGTGCCTCAGGTATTTCTGGTGGTTGTTCCTCTGAAGGTGTTTCTTCTACAGGTGCTTCTGGTGGTTGTTCTTCCTCCTTATTAAAGAATGGAGAAACCGATCTAAGAATTAATGGTGCAAGTATGCCAGCAAGACCAGCATAGAACATTGTAGTAAGGAGACCTTGCTTCTTATCTTTCTTCTTCTTCTTTTTATCTTTATCTTTAGATTTACCCTTACCTTCAGTTTCTTCTTTAGGTTCTGCCTCTAATGCTGCTTCCCTCGCTTTACCCTTAAGCAGTTGAGTCAATTTAGCATCTGCACTCTTCTTAAACTCAAACCTCTCCTTATTAATCTTATAAAGATTAAATAATGCTTGTCGAGTTTCAATTACGTTTTGATATATCTCACTTAATGACTCACCAATACCCATCTCTGAGGGAGTAATTCTTGGCATTTTTCTGCCAAGTTTTTTACTCTTACCTCTAGTTCTTCTTCGCTTCTTAGCAGTTGGTTGTGGAAGTGGATCGTTCTTAACTTGCTCAATTAATTCATCTAACTTTGTACCAAGTTGATCAGGAACTTCAGATTCCCAATCTTCATCATTTTCAGGAGCAACTGTCTTTTTGGGTGGTTCCTTTGGTCCCTGAACAGGTGGTTCTGCAGGTCCCTGCATTGGATCAGGACCCTGAACAGGTGGTTCTACTGGACCAGCAGGTTTTGGATACTGATCTGGGTTGGCACTTTCTCTTGCCTTACGTCTTGCTTCTAATTCCTCTTGCTGCTTTCTTTTAAAATCCTCAAACGCCTGCTTCTGTTGTGCGATTAATTCATCAACAACATCCAATATCTGGTCAGATTTTTCTTCTAATTTCTTATCAAGTTTTTCCGTAACATCATCTACAAACTTATCTTCTGGTTTGTAGATTTGCGTCTCACCAGTAGTTGGTTCTTTCTTAGTAGGTTTAGTTTCTTTTTTGTTACTAGGTTTAACTATCTCTACAGGTATTACTTTATCTCTTTCTTCAGGAATTCCATAAAACTCCCTTAATATCATTCTAATATTCACAATGCCAGCAGTTTCCTTGCCAGTCATCAAATCACTTTCAATCTCATCATAATAATTTGGAAGTTCAGAAGGTGCTAACCACGTAGTTCTCGAAGCAATAAATCTCTTTGCTTTTTCTACTCCATCATTGGTGCGTGGAAACAAACCATAGGCAAGAACAATACCAACAGCAATCTCTCTATGTGCTGGTTTTGTAAATTTTTTAACTGCTGACTGTGGATAATTTGCCATTATTAGTTACCGAGAATATTATGCCCCCAAGCACCATAATACGAAGTCCCACCACCAAGAGTCAATCCATTCCCCATTGGCACTGGAACAGGAATAAGTTGAGGTTGTTGAGGTGTTGGAGTTAGTGATGGTAACAAGTTACCTAATGCAGGTTGTGGTTCTGGTCCTACTCCATTATTTAGAGACACTTTTGGTTTTGGATTAATCTTTTTATCGTCTGGAAGTGGGTGACTATTAACCCACTGACCAGGATCAACTTCAGATCCTTTTGCTCCAATTTCCCAGTGTAAATGAGGACCTTCAGAAACTCCAGTACTACCAACATTACCTAAAATTGCTCCCTGCTCAAATGTTTGTCCATTCTTAAGAGGGGATGGCGCAACCATGTGAGCAAATAAATGCTTTTGCTTATAAACAGAATCTTGCCATTCAATATAGTTACCATATCCTCCAGAATCAAAATCAACTTTAGTTACTTTCCCTGGAAGATATGCATATATTGGAGTTCCAGATGGTGCTGCTAAGTCATATCCTCTATGCTGTCTACCAAATCTTTCACCTTTTCCTGAAATAATTGAAATCCCTTTAGATTTAATATCAGTAGATGCAAATGGTGAATAATTTGTACTTAAACTTGCTCCCGATTTACCTGCATATTTAACACTTCCACTTTGCCCAGAAACTCTGCCAAATTCAGCGTTCTCTGGCATAGTGCCTGCAGCAGCGGGTGGAGTAAGCATGTTTGCAAAAAGTCCCAATCCCCCTGCAGCAGCACCTGCAGCATTATTTTTAAACCAATTAAATGCCTTTCCTACTGCTTCTTTAGCTGCCTTAATTTTATCCATGATGCCTCCTAAGATGTTCTTGAATCCATTAAGTACGGTATCAAAAATCTTATTGCCAACATCAACTTTTTTAAATTGACCTGATGTAGATTTACCTACATTTTCTTTTGGTAATGTTTTAAGTTTCGAAAGTTCTGGGATAGCAGATTGTGCTTCAGATTCAGTTCCTGTTGCTCTTAAATGCTCAGAAACTGCAGAATATAAATGAGAAGCACCAAAGGTTAATAATCCTAATGCTCCTGGTGCTCCTAAGAATGCAGCAAGTTTACTCTTAGGAACGATCCACTCCTTCTCACCCCCCTCACCCACAAGAACGAGTTGAGGTTTCTCTACTTCACCACCTTCGGCAAGTCCTTCTTTGGCAAGATCCCTACCAATAAGAGCACCATCAATTGCTAAAGATACTGCAGTACCAGCGCCAGGAACGGTGCCAGCAATGCCAGATGCAATCTCTCCAAGTGCTCCTATACCGTCACCCTTTAATGCACGCTCAATACCAAATCCAATACCAGCAATAATGCTAAGTCCTGGAATCTTCTTGGCAACTGCTTTACCTAATCCCTTTGCACCAACTTTGGCAAGTCCTTTTTTAGCAAGAGCACCAGAAAGTGGTTTGACTGCTTTACCTAATAACTTTTTGCCAGCACCTAACGCTACTTTACCAGCATTTGCAACTTTAGCGCCAGCACCACCAAGACCTTTACCGATCTTAGTCATAAGACCAGGGGACTTTGCTGCTTTAGTAGCAACTGATCCACCCTTAGCAAGTTGTATACCAGTGCCGACAATATCTTTTACTTGCCTTGCAGTGCTAAGAGCACCTTTTACTCCCCTAACACCTTTAAAGAATCCTTTTCTGACTGCACCCTTTACACCAGAAACTGCCATCCTGCCCAATTTCTGAGCAAAGCGTCTAGTTTGCCTAAATGGTCTACCTAATCTCCTAATAAACTTCTTCTTGAGATACTTAGCAACCCTTATTAATCTTCTACCCTTTCTGACTAATTTGATGCCACGCTTCCCAACAAGGCGTTTGATACCTCTCTTTATAGCATTGCCGAGGAGTCGTTTTAGATGTTTAAATCCTTTGGCAAGATAATCAAATATTGATCTATCTTCGTCCTTCTTTTCTTTCTTTTCTTCTTTCTCTTCCTTCTGTGTATCAGTTGCTTTCTTTCTTCTTGGAGCAACTAATCCCCTGTAATCTGCAATTAGTTCTTTAAATCTTCGCTTTTCATAGCGAAAGATCATTTCAGAAAGTTTTACATTAAGGACAGCAGTGTTCCTTAATCGTAAGGTTTCTTTATATAAAAGACCAGTAGGTACTAATTTAGTTTTTGGTTGTGGTTCAGCACCCTCTGCTGGATCTTCCTTTGCAGCATCAGACATCCCAGCAACTGGGTTAGAATCATAAATCGATCTTATGATGTCATTGTATTCGGATAGACCCAGTTGCTTGGAATTCATTGGTTACGCTGTTGTTCTAGTCGTTTCTTTTCCTCTTCCAGATATTGTCTCAATAACGCAACATAAATTTCTTTTTCCCAAGGAATTAAATTATCCAATTCAGTCAAACTATACTTATGGTGTTGCATTAACCCAAAGTTGACCCTGTAATAATTTTCTAGGGAATTTTGGAAGAGGGCTATGCGAAAAAATTTGATAATCCTTCGATAACGTATGGAGTTACTACTTCAGTATTGGGATTTTTAATATCAACAGTATGTCTCAGTGAAGGCATAGTATCAAAGAACTTTTGAATTTCAGCAAATTGCTTACTATTCATAGTTTCAACAAAAGAAGTGAATTCTTCTATGCTTGTGGTGCTTTCATCCCAAACGTCTTCATCGTTATAGATCTTTCTAATTGAAGATGCGACCAATCTAAAAGTATCATCAACACTCTCTTCTTTGACAGCAAAGGTGTCGATATTAGGATACTTCATTTCAATCCAAAGATCATCTGACAATTTAATTTGATTGCTGTGATCTTCAGGGAACTGCACCTTAATATCATCAATATTAATCCTTACAGGAACTTCAGTTTTACGATCATCTGGACAAGTTACTACCATCTCAATAATCTCACCAACAGATTTTGCTCTAATATTTAAGAACACATACTCAATATCAAAGGTAGCAAGGTCTTCAACTTTGAATCCCTTTGTAAGCACACACGCAGTAATAATTTCTTTAATTGCATTTGCAATTTCAATATCATCTTCAGATTCAAGTGCTAAAAGAAGAATCTTTTCCTCTTTTACAAAAAATGGTCTGTATTTGACTTTCTTTTTAGTAGAAGGAATTACCAATTCATACGTTGGTGTATTCAATGTAGGTAATGACATTAATTAAACTCCATATCATAGAAATATTTAGTATGGTTAAACTAAGATACTTCCTTCTAAAAGATCTTCCCAAGTAAATCCTTTTGATCCAGATCCGCTTGTTGTCGTTTTCATGTATTCGTAATAGAAAGAGGTCTGAAACTTGACTGGTTGATTAGGACCATTACTAAATGATATATTTGCCATAGTGTATGGAAATGCATTATATAATACCACCGTACTTACTGGTGTCATAGTATCTTTGGTAGAAAGATTAGGTTTTGTCCTATCTACTGTTCTATTTGGTTCTAACTTTTGAATAACAATATCAGCAGAATAATCATCATAATAATTATTGATTATATAATTTCTATCAGGATCTGTTCCAATTTCATTGAATAAGAAAATATACTCAGACCATGCCTGCATCACTTTAAATGGAAGATGTGTCATGTCCATTAAAAATGTTGCAGAAAATTCATTGAACACTTTTGTATGAGCATATCTAATATTAACACCAGGAACAATACCTTTCAAATCTCCAGTGGCAACACTAAATCCTGGAATATTAATTTCATCGCAAAGGAAACTCAACTTACCAGATGCATCTAATCTACTGAAATCATATGCACCAGGAGATCCCGAACCTTTAATACCTAGTGCATCAGACAGGGTTTTCCCGCTAACCCCACTGGATAATCTATTAGGAGGTAGAATAGAGAAGTGGTATTGATTTGAAGTTGCTAATCCAAAGTCACCAATAATATTAGATCGTATATCGTCGATTTTCATCTATATATTGATAGAGGATTTATTTATATTTAGCGACGTAATTATGGCATATTCTGGAAAGTACAGACCAACGTACCGAAAGAAGTATAAAGGTGATCCCACTAACGTCATATACAGGAGTTTGTGGGAACTAAAATTTATGAAGTATTGTGATCTGAACGAAAACGTCCTGGAGTGGGGTAGTGAAGAGATTGTCATCCCGTATATTTCTCCTATTGATAATAGGGTCCACCGCTATTTCCCAGATTTCTATGTCAGAGTACGAAGTAAAACTGGGAGGATTGAGAAACTTATTATCGAGATCAAGCCGCTTAAGCAAACAACGCCTCCCAAAAAACAACAGCGTCGTACAAAGAAGTATATAACTGAAGTTACCACATATGCGGTGAATGAAGCAAAATGGGAAGCAGCAAGAGAGTACTGTAAAGACAGAAAATGGGAATTTAAAATATTAACAGAGAAGGAGCTTAAGGTATGAGCATCATATCAAAAATAAAAGAGGAGGGTGCTAAAACAGCATCAACTCAAAGAACTGTTGCGTTCAATTACCTTTTTGATAATGCAAAGGATGATGTGATGCCTGGTAATTTTTACTTATTTGAATATAATCCAAAAACCAAAGCACAATTGAAGCATTGGGACAAATATCCCTTGGTTTTGATTCTAGATATGTATGATGATGGATTCATGGGAGCAAACTTCCATTATACTTCACCAAAAGAGAGAATGGTCCTTGCTCAAAAGTTTCTAAATAAAAGTGTCAGAATACCTATGAAGTTGGTACATAGGTATATTTTAAACAGAGCAGATAATTTATTTTTTGAAATCCCTGAGAAAGAACTGGTTGAATTTGCCGCTCTACCAATAGAACAATTTTACGATTCAAATAACAGATTCGTAAGTGCAAAAAAAGTACAATCACAAAAATAAATGGCATCTTTAAAATATCCAACCAGTACTACAACTACAGGATTGTATCTGCAATTTGCAGCATATGACTACAGTGTTGGGCAAGCAAATAGCATCAAATCAATCAGAGA